TCATCTTTTTAATTAATTTACCTGTTAAATCACGTTTCGACCACCTAGTCATAACGATAATAATCGCACCTCCAGGCTGTAACCTTTGTCGTGGACCTGTCATAAACCATTCGTAAGTATCGTCTAAAGCTTTTTCCGACATCGCATCTTGTTCAGAATGTGGGTCATCAATAATAAATAAATCCGCACCACGACCTGCAAGTGCACCTCCAACACCAGCAGCAAAGTATTCCCCACCTTTAGATGTATTCCATTTACCTGCTGATTTAGAATCTGCTTTTAGAGATGTTTCTGGAAACAGTTCTTGATATTCTTCACTATCAATTAAATCCCTTATTTTTCTACCAAAATTAACTGCAAGGTCAGCGGTATGGGTTGCTTGAATAATTTTTAAATCAGGTTTTTTACCTAATAAATATGCAGGAAAATAATGAGAAGCGAACTCTGATTTAGTATGACGTGGTGCCATATTAACGATAACACGTTTAGTTTTACCTTCCGCTATATCATCAAAAACTTTTGCCATCTTTTTATGGTGTTCCCCTTCGATAAAGGTATCCCATAAAGTTTTTACAAAAGTTAAAAAATTAGAAGTTGCAGCATCACGTTGATTACGTTTTTGTAATTCTTCTAATAAAAGTAAATATTCTTTAGCCTCGTTTTCGCTTAGATACGAAAGGTCTATATTTTCAAGTTGCTCTAGTTGAGCCATTGCGTTTATTTATTACGAATATTTTTTAAAGCGTCGATTAAACCGCCAGTAGATAATTTACTTTTAGCCATAAATCTTTTACCAACTTCTTCTGCAGCATCTACTTTTCTTAATCTTTCAGAGGTTTTATTAAGTGGTCCAAAGATCATATTTGATGGTGCAAGATTAGCGTTTTCTAAAGCTTTTTCAGCAGATTTTATTTGTCTTTCGATATTCATTAATTCATCTTTTCTTCTGGAAGCTTTATATGCGGTATCCATAACTTTTTGTCTTTCTATTAAATTAAAGTCATCGGCACCAATTCTTGTAAATAAATCGTCAGATTTAGTTTTACCTTTAGAAGGACCCATGATAGATTTTAAAGATCGCATACTATCGTCTACCATTTGCATATATAAACTACGTCTATCGTATAAATCTTTTAAAAATTTAGGTGCGTTAGCAACTTGTTTAGCCCCTTGAACACCCCTACCTACAGGTGTAAATGTAGCCATAGACATTAATAATTCTTCTATCCCACCAGAAGATGGAGAACGTTCTTCTAATGCATCTAAAAATCTCATTTTTTCAGCTTCCGCCATCGCTTCTTCTTTAGTCATTGGCTTTGGACGTAAAACGTTTTCGGTAAGTTCTGCTATCCTGTCTGTTGTTTCACCACCTGCTTGCATACCTAACACTTTTCTTAAATTATCTAAATCTTTATCAGAGATTGATCTACCTTCTTGTGCTCTGGTTTTAAGAAAGTTCATAAGATCTTTATCAGAGATTGATCTACCTTCTTGCATATTTTCAATAAACATTTCTAATTCACCTATCGGAAAATCTTTTATAAGTAATGGTGGTCCTTCATCTCCAGGACGTAAAACGTTATCAGTAATTTGTTCTAAACGGTTAGCGGTCTTCGGTGCTTTTTCAATAACTTTTCTTAATTGAGCGTCAGAAAGGTCACGTGGTTCGTAACCACGTGATTTAAGTTCTTCAGTAATAAGACCAGCCATTTTTTTAGTATTAGCAAATAACTGTTGACTATCTAACATGTTGGGGAGATCTGAATTTCTTGTGCTTTCTGACATAAAATGATTATATATTAATTTGCTTCAATAAGTAAATATATAACACCAGCAATAAATAAACCAACGAAGATCCAGTCAGCCACGGATAATGGTTGTGGAGTAGGGTCTATTTTTGGTTTTTTACGAGCAGCAGGTTTTTTAGCAGCTTTTTTGATCGTAACTTTCGTTGTTTCATAAGCTTCATTTATATCAGGGGTTGCAGGGTTATCAGCCTTATACCTTCCTTTAGCAGTCCTTGCTCTTTTTCTGGTTGTCGTTTTCTTCTTTACTTTTGCCATAATTACTCCTCAAGTTTTTTATGATGATGATTTGATTATATTCCAAAAGTGTATATAGGCAAAATTTTTATTTGTAAAGTTACTAGCGTTGAGTCCGCCCATTAAGGGAGGGTGGGAGGGACGCCGCTAGCGTAAATTTAAGGGGGGTAGGGGGGTATATAAGCTTATATATAAGTAGGTAGTTTGGTTAAGATACTGTTTGCTGCAATTTGTTTAGGCATAAAAAAAGGGGCGCTATGCCCCTTATTAATTAAGCGTTTACGCTTAGACTACTTTAACAACTCCTAAATCAACTAAAGCAGGTCTATAGTAATTAAGTACTTTAGCCTCAGTTTGTGTTGTTTGAAAGTCCTCTGATGCTTTCATAGCCTCAAGTAATGTTTCCGCCTCAATTACGTTAGTAGTAGAGTTAGCGTTTGCAATTTCTACCATACAATTAATAATAGCTATTACTTGACTACTTTTGCCTGTATACGCTTGAGAGTCTAAAAGCTCTAAAGCTTTAGTAGCTCCGCCACCTTTAAAGCGTGTTTGATTTATTTTTTCAAATTTAGCTTTTTTATTATTAACTGCCTCAATAGCTTGTTTAACAGTTTGAGTTTTATTTTCTTTTTTCATAATACCTCCTATTTATATGTTTATGATTAAAGATAACTTATTATAAGCTTAAACGCTTAATAAAGTAAAGTAGTTAAGCGTAAATAATATTATTAATTTAAGCGACGATTTTTTTAAAAATTTACGACGACCGACGAACCACGAACGACGACACACAGGGACGAACCACGACCGACGAATAACATAAAGATTGGATTGTAGATTGGATTGGATATTAAAAAGCCCCATTAAAGGGGCTAAATTGGATTAGTGGATAGAAGACATTTTGTTAATATCGAATACTGCAAAGTCTACAGCACTTAGATCTAATTTGGTAGAAGTAACTTCTTTACCCTCTTGACCTAAGATAATGTACTTAAAATCTCTACCAGTCAACAGTTTATTATTACTATCTATATCTTGGAATTCAATTATTCCTGACATCCAGTTTTCTACCAGATTAATAAAAGCTTCTTCATTGTTAGGTACGTATCTTTCGTTAACTTCGTTAGCCAAAGCGTCTATAAAGATCGCCCTTAAATATTTTGGTTTTTCCATAATTTTTCCTTTTTAAATATATAAAAGTATTATACTAACGATTTAAATGGCAATATAGCGATTTACCAGTGGCTAGAATAAGCAAAGATTTTATATTAAGACGACTGACGAATGACGACTGATGAAACGATTTTCACACACAGATATTGGATATTGGATATTGGATATTGGTTAATTGGTTGGTTGGATTGGACGACCGACGATTGGACGATTGGATTGGAGATTGGATTGGGCAAAAAAATGCCCACCGAAGTGGGCACTTAGCAACTAGGCTACAAGCTCGATTAAGCCACGCTCAGCCATGTTCTTTTGGTAGTGTCTAATTACCTTCACGACAGGCTGGACGGTTTTAAAATCGTCGACTCCTTGTAAGAACTCGACAACGTTTTCGACTGATGCTAATCCAGTCTTATCAGCACACTGGCTGATCGCCCAAAGGATTATCATCGCTTGCGGTGCCATCTTGGGGATGTCCTCGCAAGTAAGTTTAAAGGCTGTCACTCCTTGAGTCGATCTCACGGTGACGTTTGGTTTTTCGAATTTTTTCATTTCTTTCTCCTTTCTAAAATTCGTTAATTGTTAAATTACCTATTAACTTAACTATATATATTATTGCCTACTAGCTACTAAAAGTAAAGCCCTTTTTTATCTAATTTATCTAAGCTGTTTTATCGTAAATGGCTGTGCCGCCACGACTGACGAGCCACGAATCACGAGCGACGAGCGACGACTGATGAACCAGGGACTGTGGTTATTGGTCTTTGGATTGGTCGATTGGTTGGATGACTTGGGCTTCTATGATTTTTGGAAAGTTGGCTTGGATTAATTGTTCAAGACGTTGGATTATTTCTTCTTTGGGCATAGATTGGATCTGTTGTTGGATTACCTCACGACGATCCACGTACAGACCACCTGCCTTACCACGATGGACCTCTGCAGTAATGGCAGCAGACAGTTGACCAGTGTCTTTGGCTTCTTCCCTTAGGTCGTAAAGAGCTGAAAGATGCGAATCCATGTTTACCTGAGACCTCTCTTGCAACTTAATCGATTGGTCTATAAGGTGGTTTCGGACTACTGGGTTGTGATTTAGTAACACGCTCCCTTGTCGTTTAGCTGCATTACGATTTTTTGTATAGCCTGCTTTAATCGCTGCTTGGGTAGCACTTTCGCCTTTTAAATACTCCCTAATAAATCGTTTTTGTTTAGAGTTTAACGGTTGCCAAATCTTACCATCAGAATCTACCATACCTTTTCCATCATCAGTTGGTTCTAAATGTGTATACTCTAAATCTTTCATAGGCTGTAACCCCAGTTGCTCCAATATATATCTCTAATTCTAAAATAAAATAATAAAAAGAAAAAACTTTTCCTTTCTGTTTAGTATAGTATGCCACATCGGTTGGCTCACAACTCTAAAAAAGTAATAGGTTCGTTAAAAACTAATAGATTTAAGAAAAAGTAATAGACTAAAAAACCTTATAACCAAGAGACTTTGAAGAAGAATCTATTACTTTATTGAAGATATTAGCGGTTTTAAGAATTTTTTTACAAAAATAAAATATTTTAGAAATAACTATATAACACTAATAAATTAATAGATAAACGATTGTTACAGGCATAAAAAAGCCCCAATTAAGGGGCTTCGAATTAGCGACTATCTAACAATATCGTGGTGCTACTTCTGGATAGTTGGCACCCTCTTTAAATGCAACGTCGACCCTGAATCTTTTGCGATAATATGGATTAAAAACTTTTTCATCGCTCTTTTTCAGCTCCTCCGCTTTTTGGCTTGCATACTCGATAGCTTTTTCGTAGTGTGCAAGACCTCTTTCTTTGTTACCGTGCCAAGAAAACTTTTTCGACTCGAACACTTCACCTGTGTCAAAATACCATCCGCCTTCTTCTGGTCCACCGTAAGCTCTGTCAACTTCATAAATGTTGACCCAAACGTCGTGTGTTTCTAAGCTCGATATATAAGGTCCGTCTATTATATTTTCCATTTTTACCTCCTAAGTGTAGAAAAATAATTATTTAATAGTATATATAATAGCTACGATTTAAATAACATTAAAGCCATTTACCAGCCTTACTTAAACCCCCAACCATGCAGGTAAAGCAAATCATCAATGGACTCATTAAGATAAGATATCCCTAAACGACGAGTCAAGAAAGTCAACCCATCGCCAAGATAACCATGCATTTGATCATGTTCATTGGATAATTCGAAACCACTATTATATAAATAATAATGATGATCCAAAAAGAAATACACCGTTTGGTCACCCAGTTCATCCCAGCTTTTAATAAACTCGATATCACCTTCTTCACCACGATCACACAAAACATCGATAACATCTTGGCTTAATAAACCACGCACCTCAGGAGTTATTTCTAACAACAAAGCAGCCCCAGTTTCTTCACCCCACTGAGCATAAATAGCGTTTATTGGACCATCGTAATGCTCTGGTGAGTACTTATGGATATCAGCCTTTGGGTCAAAAACTTCGTACTCTATACACCCATCTTTGGCATATAAATCTTCAGGGCTAAATGCATAATTATCTAATTTAATAAATTGGTTATGCCTTTTCTTTATCTCTAGTATTACTGGTTGGGCATAATCTACAAATGCCTTCATCGTATCTTTAGTATTTTTCATTATATCCTCCTTTAGTTTTTATGGTCTATTAAATCTTTCATAAATGCCCTCATCGTATCTATTTTTATCGTGTCTGGTTACTTGAGCTACTCTACCTTCGTCAGACTCGAAAGTAATACTTATATAAATATAGTCGTCATCCTCGTCTATTTCTGTATAAATTGTTTTAGTATAAGAATCTTTAGGTTTAATCAACCCTTGTTCTTCTTCATGCAGAAATAAATTTCTAGGTCCACCGTTCCCATTTGGGCGGCTAATCTCAGATAGTTTTTCGACTATCATCAATCCGTCTTCAGACATTGGTATCACCGAATGCCACTCGTCTACACGACAATCGTCAAATGCTTTTTGTATATCGTTAGCATATTCTTTTATATAGTCCATAATCTTTTTCCTCCTAAATGTTAAAAATTATATTTACTAATAATATTATTATAGTAGCGAAGCGGAGCGAAAAAAGCCATTTACCAGTGCCCCATTTATAAAAAAAGCCCCATAAAAGAGGCTTTCCATTTATAGCTTTTACTCTAAAAGTCGGCAGCTTCGAAATAATCATCTATCTTTGGATATTGGTTATTAAAATCGGCTACCGTAGTTCTATCTTCGATAGCTTCCGCTCCTTTAATAATATCCTGGATATTAACTGATTCATTCCACTCAGGCTCTAAATTTTCGATCCTGCGTTGGTCAAGTAATA